AAAACTGTGTACTTTAGATCTGGTATGGATCCAAAGACAAGTGTATATAAACAGTCTATAGATGCTGTACCTAAAACAGTGTTTGATATGATAGCAATCAATAATAATGAAGCTGAATCATATTCAGGAACTAAATCCTTTAGTCAAGGAATTGGTTCTCAAGCTTTAGGGTCTGTAGCTACTGGTATACGCTCTGCACTTGATGCAACTAGTAAACGTGAGCTTTCATTGCTTAGAAGGCTCTCAGAGCTCTTTAAGGACCTTGGAGCTAAGACTATAGCTATGAATCAAGTATTTCTTGCAGAAGAAGAAGTAATTAGAATTACAAACAAAGAATATGTGACAATTAAAAGAGAAGATATTGTTGGAGAGTATGACTTAATAGTAGATGTATCAACTCCTGAAAAAGATAATGATACTGCAGAAAAATTAAATATGATGATGCAGACGAATGGTCAAGGAATGGATCCAGGATTACAAAAAATAATCTTTGGTAAAATTGCTAAGTTATGGAAACAACCAGACCTAGAAGAACAAATTACTACATTCGAACCTGAACCAGATCCTATGCAACAACAGATACAAGAAATGCAAATGAAAAATGCACAACTTGAGAACCAGAAACTACAGATGGAAATAGCACAAATAGCTAAAGATATTGAATCTGAAGATAGCAAGATAGAAGAAAGAGAAAGTAGAACATCTGTAAACTTAGATAGTGAATCAGAAGAAAACTTAGCTAATGCAAGATTTAAAAATGCACAAGCATCTAAACTTGAAAGTGAAAAAGATGCAATAGATCAAAACTTCTTAAGAGTTCAAGATGGAACAGCTAGAAAAGAGCAACAAGATGATGATGACTTAAAAACATTTATAGCTGAAGAGAATGAAAGTCTTAAGCATCAAAGAGCAATAGAATCTCAAGAAGTTAAAAATTTTGGCAAGCAAGAAGAAATTGAATCAAATAGATTAAACAATGAAATCATGCAAGAAAATGATTTCCAAAATAATATGTTGAACCAGAATCAACAAACAAATACAGGAGTGTAATATGGAAGCTAGAGAAAGAAGAAGACTAATGAATGTAGGAATGGAAGCAGAAAATGCACAACGTGTTCAAACAGAAAGTGAATTGGTTGCACAAGAAAAAATAGATAGAGCTATTGCTGAAAAAAGAATTCAAGATATGAAAAACAGTAGAGATGCTGATTTAATGAATGAAGTTAGTCAAGCTGGAAGAATACAAGGACAAATTGAAGGTCAAGAACAAGAACGTATAAATAATATGTTGAATCCAATGAAAACTGGTTCTGATTTTCAAGGAGTACCGTTTGATTATAATCAAGATTATCCTGAAGTTCCTGGGCTAGGGATGGGTCCACAAACTCCTGAAGGAATGCAACAACTTGAAGGAGAACGACAAAATGCAGTAATGCAGGAAGCTAATGCAACTGCTGAAGAAGCAATGCAAGCATTAAGTCAAGGTATGCCTCCAGAAGAAGTGGATAGAATGATTAATCAAAATATTCCACCAGAAATTGGAAATATAACTAAGCAAATCTTGAACCAGAGATTAACACAAATGGCTAATGCAAAACAAATGCAAGGTACTGGTTCTGGACAAGTTCAACCTCAGACTCAAAGACAAGTATCTCCAGCAAATGCTATGGCTAGTCAAGTAATGGCTGACACTATGCAAATAATGCAACCTCAGCAACAAGAACAACAGTCACAGCAACAAATGCCTATGAGATAAAGGTTATAATAAAAATTTATAAATAATATGATATAATATCAAATAGCCCAAATAAATACTGTATGGCTATAAACTCTGATTTTAAAATACAAGGCAATGTCTTTAAATAGATATCCTAATATAAAGGAATAGGCAATGGCAGATAATAATGCAACCCTAACAAAAGAACTAGCGGATATTGATGTAAGAATCAATACATTAAAAAAGAATATTCAACTTGGTAAAGATCTTGAAGAGTTACATGAAGATGAACGCTTTCAAAGAGTTATACTTGGTGCATATCAAGATGATGAAGCAGAAAGAATATTTGGAGTATTAATAGATCCGACACATCAATTAAAAAGAGATGTAATGTCAAACTTAATGGATAAGTTAAGTGCTATCAGAAGTCAAAAACAATTCTTTGGAGTAACGCTTATGAATGCTCATATGGCAATCGAATCACTTGCAGAAGAAGAAAAGTACAGAACAGAAGTAACTGCACAATCTAACATCATTGATGTTACAGAGGAGTAGATTATGGCTGATGAAATTAACTATGATGACTTAAGTGACGAGGATTTTCTAAATGCTTTAGAAGAAGCTGGTCTTGAAGAATCAGAAGAGTCAACAGAAGAAGAAATCGTTGAGGACACTAATCAAGAAGAAGAGTCTGAAGAAGAAGAATTTGAAGAACCAGAAACGAATGATCAAGATGACGAGTCTGATGATGACACTGGTTCCAATGAGGAAATTGAAGCAGATGATGAACTTGAGGGAAACACTCAGATAGAAACTAATAGTGATGAAGAATCAGAACCAGAGGGTAATGATAATGAATCAGATGAATCAGAAACGAATGAAAGTCCTGTCGAGGATGGAAAAGAAACTGAAGAAATCAACTATGAAGAACAATATAAAGCATTACTTGGAGACAATGAAAAGCTTAGAGGGTTCGAGAATTTTTATAATGAAGTAACTTCAGAATTTATGGCAAATGGTAAAAAGATAAAAGGTTTTACAGATCCTAAAAAGATTATCGAGTCTCAGCAAATGGCTGCAGGATTTAGCGATAAGATGGCAGGATTCAGTAAATATAAACCGTTTATGAATACATTGAAAGATAAAGGTATGCTTGACAGCCCAGAGAAGTTTAACTTAGCGATGAACTTACTTGATGGTGATCCTGAAGCAATTAAGCAACATATCAAAAATCTTGAAATTGATCCATTTGAAATGGATATGGAAAATATTAACTACCAAGGTAAAAATCAAGTTTCGTCCAACTTGGAAATCGCATATGATGATATACTTGAAAGTGCTAAAACACAACATGTAGATCAACAAGTGCAACAGGTAATTAGTAAGGATTGGGACAATGAAAGTGTAATAGAGCTACTTGAAGATCCGCAGAGTTCTGCAGACTTAGTAAATCATATTAGCACTGGAGCATACGAAGTGGTTCAAGAACGAATGGCTGAAAAGAAACGTACTGACATAAATCAAATTTACGCTAGTAAACCAATGATTGAACAGTATCGTGAAGCAGCTAAAGAGATTGAATCAGAATACATTAACCTTGTAAACAGTAGAGGTCAGCAACAAATGCAGAACCAGCAGTATCAACAACATGTTGATGAACAAGCAGTTCAAGCAGAAATGCAAAAGATCCAACAAGAACGAAGTAATGAAGAGTATCGTTCTAAAGTCGAAAAGCAAAATGCTAAATCAGATGCAGCTCGTAAAAAAGCAACATCAGTAAGCAAAAAGAAACCTAGAACAAAGACAACTAAAAAAGTATTTGATCCAGGAAATGCGAATGAAGAAGAGTTTACGAAATATTTAGACTCTATAATGTATTCGTAACAAAATAAAAGGAAATAAAGATGGCAATGAGTTTTAATGAAGGTGGATATACTTCCCCTACGAGTGATATTGGTGTACAGTTTAATGATAAGCATTGGTCAAGAGCCGCAGTAATTGAGGCAAAAAAGGTTAAGACATTTTCACAAATGGGTGATAAACTAACTCAACCTTAATTGTGAGGGTAGTTAAGGAGGAATCCTTAATAAGAGTATAAATAAACTATGTGAACTGCTGGAAACCCCTTAGAGCCAGTTTATAACCTACTATGTTAGTAGGCGATGAATAAGTAACTGGATTGGGCAATCAGCATCCAAGATCTTTAACATGACGAAAGCTAATAATAGATATACTACCTAAAACAAAAGGAGAGTATATGTTAGCAGCACTAAAGTATAGAAACGAAATTCTTGATTGGTTCTATTTAGACGATGATGATATCACCGTTAGAAGAACCAAAGATGACAATCTAAAAGGAAAATTCAAAAAAGATGAAATTGTTATTCCATATAAATTCGTAGGAAACAGAGGCTTTGATTATAAAGGCATCTGGATACCACGAGTAGGAACAACGATAGCATTACCATGGGTACTTAGCGTACTTAGAGGTATTGAATTTCAAGATCAGATGGTTATTGATCATATAGATGGAGATAGGATGAATAATAGTAGGGATAATATCCGTATTGTTACACAATCTGAAAACTGCAGAAATAGAGTAAAACATAAGAATAATACAAGTGGATATACTGGTCTTTCATTCCATAAGTCAACAGGCAGATGGGTTGTACGCAGAACCATAGGCGGTAAACGAATATGGAAAAGTAGTATAACGAAAGAAGGTGCAATTGAAATCTGGAAACAAGTTGAAGAACTTGGACATAAAGATGGATATACAAAACGTCATGGTTATTGATAAGGATCAACGACTATCGAAAGCACGTAATAATATTACGGAAGTTAGTAGAGTACACCTCAAGCGAGGTGGAAGTGCATAGCACCCAGAACGGGTGATGATATAGTCTCATCTCATGTGAAAGCATGAGCAGTCATAAAATGACGGGAACCAGTGTAGCTACTGGTTCTGAAGATAATGAAACATTATGGTGATAAGATTGTAAAATATCACAATATACCAATTCTTGATGTAAGAAACATCAACGATCAAGGTATTGATGCTAATGGTGTGACAATGGTAGCTGGTGAGTGGTATACTTACGATGTTGCTGGAGCTAAAGTTGGAACATTCGCAACTTACTTACTTGCACAAGATGCAGTAGTAGCAGGAACAGCATCAGCTGTATCACTTAAATCAGGTAATGGTAACTTGTTCGGTGGATCTAAAGATATTCTGGTTCAAAATGGATCATTCCCAGCACTTTCTGAAGAAGGTGGAGCAGTGAATACTGTTGGTATGAAGCGTCTTGAAATTGAAGCACAAGTTGAAGAATTTGGGTTTGCATTGACATTCACACAGAAATCACTTGATATGGATACAGAAGTAGGTTTACTTGCTCGTTATTCAAGAAGTGTTGGTGAAGCACAAGGTGATCTTCGTGAAGCACAAATTAGAAACTCGTTAATCAGTAAATCTGAAGATAACAGAGTATTCGCAGGTGATGCTACAGATATCGGTTCAGTTGGTGCAGATGATACACTTACGTTTGCAGACCTTAGATTAATGGATCAGTCTTTGAAAGAAGCTAGATGTCCTAAATCAACTAAGTTAATTGATGGTTCTACTAAAGTAGGTACAACTACTATTGGTAAAGCTAGATATGTATATGTTGGTCTTGAAGCACTTCCTACATTGGAAGATATGCAACATAACAGTGTTAATGTATGGAGTCCTGTAGAGGATTATGCAGCAGCTGGTACGATTGCAATGGATGAAATTGGTAGAATTGGAGCATTTAGATTTATCGAAGTTGAAGAAATGCCTAACTATTCTGGTATGGGTTCAAACTCAACAGATGATACTGATAGAGATGGTACAGCATCAAGTCCTGCTGCTACAGCTGATGATACTTCGTTCAACACAACTAACGACTTCTATGATGTATTCCCAATCCTATTTGTAGGATCTGGTTCTTTTGCAACTGTAGGATTTGAAGGTGATGTTGCGAGAGTAACAACTGTTATGCCTAAAGCTGATGCACACAACGATTTCTACGGGAAAAAAGGTGTTGTTTCAATCTCTTGGTACTATGGTATGATGTATCTTCACCCAGAGTGGATTAGACAAATTGCTTGTAGCCTCAAGGAAGTCTAAATTTGAAATTATAGCATAGGTTAGCTTAAAACTAACTTTGCTATATACTTAAGTTGCAACTAAGCAACAATACCATATAATATAACTATCAAACTATTAGGAATATTATATGGAACTCATAGAAAATCTAGGTATTAAAAAATACACAACATCAACAAACAAAACAACATCATACACATATGCTTTATTCCAATGTAAGTATTGTAAAAATATAGTAGAATTAACAATATCTAAAGGAAAGAACCAGAAAACATGTGGTTCAAAAGAATGTTCAAGAATTGCACATAGTGATGGATATAATAGAGAATTGTCTGCAAACAATATAGGTAATCTGAAAGATAGTAGAACTAATGATAAATATTATGC